TGCTCGATATTCAAACTCCTGAGATTCCCGAGGAGTACCACCCGGAACTGGTGAACTACGCGATCGCGAGGCTGCGCCAGGTGGAAGGCGCGGCGGAGCTGGCGAAGACGCTGCCGCTGCTGGCGTCGTTCCTCGACGCGGCGCAGAAATGCGCCGACTTCGTGCGCGCGAAGAACCGCGGAGGGGGCTATGATTCGCTTCCCTTTGAATTGCGGAACTTCGACCGCTCGCGCCTGCTGAAGGTCGCGCCGGCGCCGGCGGCGAAACGGCCAGTACTCGCCTGAAACGTCGAACACAAGAGGATGAGAGCTTTCCTCCTTCTCTGCATTCCCGTGGCTCTCGCCGCGCAGACGAGCCCGTTTCCGGCGGCGCTCGATACGGACGCGACGCTCGGCGTGCCGGCGGACAAGGTTCAGTCCGCGCTCACCGTGCCGATGACAACGACGTCCACCACGGCGACGGTCGCCAACGCGGCGCCGATCCCCGTGTGGTCGCTCATCACCTTCGGCTCGGAGTTGGTGCAGGTTTGCCAGAAATCGGGTAACGTGCTCACGCTCGGCACGACAACGGCGTGCCCGTCGCTCGCCGGCCGCGGGCTTTCGGGGACGACCATCGCGGCGCACAAAACGGGCGTGATCGGCTATCTCAATACGAACTCCTGGTATCACGTCGCGCAGTCGTCGGCGATCGAGGCGATCGAAACCGCGATGCCGCGTCTGTTCTCAGACGCCGTGTATAAGACGGCGGGGAAAACGCTTTACCAGGCGTGTGGGGATGCGGCCGCGCAGGGCTGGACGCTCGCGCTGACGGCCTCGTGGACAAACGTCGCGACGGGAACGTGCGCGGCAACGATTGAGGTTTTCCAGGGCGGTATTATTCAGCCGGCGAACGGCGCAACCGTGACACTGGCGGGCGCGGTAACGGCGCCTGCGATCAAAATCTTCGACTATTCGGCGGGCGGCGACTTCATCCTGAGCGGGCCAATGGAGCCGGTGGCGCAGTGGTTCGGCATCAAAGGCGACGGCGCGACCGACAACACAACTTTCGTTTCCGCGGCGATGAAAACGACGATGGCGTCGTCGAAGCCGCTGCGATTCCCGGCATCGGCGCAGGCCTATCTGGTCTGCAAGGCCAGCGTTTCCGGCACGGGGCCGGTGACCATCTACGGGGACGGAATGTACGCGACAACCTTTCACCCGTTCGGTGGGCCCAGCGGGTGCAATCCGACCTATATCAACGGTAGTTCCACCAGCCACAGCGGTATGTTCCAGATCATCACCACCGGCGCGGTCACTCTGCACGACTTTGGCACCGACGGGCAGCGATCCGGACAGCAGGATTTCAGCGGCCATAACATCTACATCACCGGACCCGGCGCGTTCATGAATGAAACTCCGCCCGCGAGCGTAGACCTTTACCATCTCTACACGGCCAACGCCAAGAACGTCGGCATTCAGTGCTCGCCGTGCCAGCACGTTAAATATACCGATTCCACCAGTTACCAGAACTATTTCTTTGGGGTATCCTTCTCGTCCTTCACTCCGACAGCTTCGCCGGCTTATTACAGCGGCTTCAACATCAGCGGGATTACGTCCATTAACGAACCGCTCGGCCTTGGACTGAACTTCTTTCTGAAGGACATCTCCATCTCAAACATGACCTTCATCAATGCCGGTATGGGTTTGTTTCAGATGCCAAACGCCAACGCCACGATGAGCAATATGACATTCGATGGAAGCCCCACTCAGGGATGTTTCTTCGACAACAACCCTACCTGCGGCAACCAGTCGGTTTCACTCGCCGCGCTGAATCTGGAGGGCGTATCCAACTGGAATGTGACTTCCACCCGGATCAGTAATCTGACTAACGACGCATTCGGCTTCTACTGCTTCGGCTCGACGCTCCAGATACCGATTCCCGGCGGAACGCTCCTGCAGGTTCCCTGCCAGCGCGGCCATGTCGACGGGATCTCGGTGAGCAACAGTCCGACAGTGGGGCAGCCGTTTCTCATCGTGTCCACCTACAACGGCCCGAGCCCCCTGCGCGGTGTGGATATCACCGTCACCGATACGCATCTGGAGAACGTGAACCTCTGCCAGCAGGTCTGGTTCGCCGACGGCGGCGTTATCTCCCACAACGACTGCAGCAATGCGAAAAACGGGGGATTCGGGCTGATCGGCAGCACCGGATTTACTGTTCAGTCCAATTCCTGCCACAACTGCATGACGGCGGGGCCGGGGTATGCCGGATTGCTTATCAACAACGCAGGCGGCACGACCACTCGGGATATAGACGTTTTCGACAATGTTTTCGCGAATGACAATGGCCATACCCTGACTTACGGCATTCAGGACGACACCGGCATTGCCGGCGGCGGCTCTCAGATACGAAGCGGAAGAAATACCTGCACCGGCTGCACAGTGTTGTACTCTCCGCCGCCGGCGATTCCGACGGCGGGCACCTGGGCAGTGGGCGCGCGAATCGGCAACAACCCCGCGGTGAACGCTCCGTCCGGGTGGATTAATACCACGGCGGGGGCGCCGGGCAAGTGGGCAACAGATGGTTACAACAGAGCACCGATGTGTGTGCAGGCAACCCCTCCCACTATTTCGTGCGGTGACGCCAGTTATGGATATTTCACGGTCGCCGCGGGCACATTCGCGTCGGACGTCTTCACCACGGCAGTCGGCGTTACCGCTGCCGGCGCCGGCGCGGCGATCAGCGTGCAGCAGGTGAAAAATCTCGGACCTGGCATTAACGGCCCGGCTGTGACGCTGGGCGTACCTGCCTGTGCGGTTAACGATACCGGCCCGGTGGTCTTCATAGGGGCAGGAAATGTTTTCCACGTCGCTGTTGGAACCCCGCCCACAACCGACCCCGGTTGTTATATGTTCTCGATCGCCAACCCTGGCGGGCGCTAAATGCCGTCACCGTGGGGAAATGAACTCTGGGGCCTTTCGCCCACGCCGGGCACGCCGCTTCCCGGCTGCGACGCGAACAACTGCGTGAACGAATGCTGGTACAGGCTCGGCTTTATGAACGCCGAAGACATGGCCGTCGATGACCGCTGGACGACCCTCGACGATCTCTACGAATACGCGGACGAAGCCGTGAAGCGCCTTACGTACGCGCTCGGCCTTTTCAAAAAGTACGACGCCTCGGTCGCGCTCGCGGCGGGCACGGCGCGCTACACGCTGCCCGCCGAGCACGCGTTTACCGTGATCGCGTGGCTCGCGTACCCGGCGGCGCCGGTCCAGATGCTGCGGCTTTCGAACGTGGCGCAACTGTTCGCGCTCGACGCCAACTGGGGCGTGAAGACGGGCGCGCCCGTGCGCCTCTCGCTCGACGCCGGCGGCACGGGCACGGCCACGCTCTACCCCGTGCCCGTCACGAATGCGACGCTCGCGCAGGTCGAGCAGTACCTGCCGCACACGGTCGTGGCGGGCGCGTCGGATATTCCGGCGAGCCCAATCTGTCAGGATTACTTTACAAATTTCATGCTCGCGCAGGCGCTCGGGAAGGAGTCCGACCACGCGAAGCCGGAAGTCGCCGCGCACCTCGTGGAAAGGTGCCGCCTCATGGAACAGGTCTTTCAGCATCTGTGGGGCGAAGGCGAATGAGCTATCAGCGCAAGAGCCTGCAGATCCTCGGCGGTGGCTTCAACGTGTTGCCGCCCCCGGATAAACTGCCGCAAACCGATTACCTGCTCGCGCAGAACTTCCGCAGTGATGCGCTCGGGCGTCTGATCTCTCGCCCCGGCTACCCGCTCGCGTTCACGCTCACGGGCGCGGCGCGGGCGCATTCGGCGGGCTCGGCGGGCGCGGCCGGCACCCCGCTTTACGTGGGCGCGAACCTCGACCCGGCGGCGCCCGGCGGCAACCCGCTCTTTTACGATTCGGTAATCATTTCCTACGGCTTCGACGGCAACCGCATCGCGTTCGCCGCGCAGAACGGCTTCATGTGGGTGATGAACCGCGGCAAACAGGGACGCCACCAGCCGGGCATGGGCGCGGTCGAGGGCTGGAATATCGCGCCTCCGCCGGCGTCGCCTACGCTCGCCGCGGTCGTCGCGCCGGGCACAGTCCCGAACGTCACCTACACGTACCCCGTCAATCCGGACCCCGAGTTCATTCACTCGCTCACCATCGCGGGCGTGGTTTATAGCTGGCAGGAAGGCGCCGCCGCGGGGCGCAACGCGCTCGTCGCTTCGTTGCTCGCCCAGACCGATCCCAACGCTTCGGTGACTTACCCGGGCACGGGCGACAACGTGGTCATTACGCCGCTTGTGCCTAATACGCTGATCGCGGTTTCGGGCTCGGACGGCAATCCCAACGCCAGCCTTTGTAACGGCCTCCCCGGCCTCGGCACCCTGCCCGATGGCACCTACCAGATTTATCTGACATTCATGAACGCGGATGGCTCGCTGGAATCCAATCCGTCGCCCGCGTCGGCGGCGATCACGGTATCGGCGCAGGCGATTCAGGTGACGATCCCCACTGGCCCACCACCACCCCAGGACGCGCCCACCGATGGCCGCGTCTTCTGGGTGAACATCTACGCAACCGGCGGCACGCTGGGCGGGGCTTACCGTGTGGGCCAGGTGATTTCGACGGTCGCCTCGCCCGCGACGACGTTCACGTACTCGCTGCCCGACGCCGCGGCCATCGCCAACGGCATTCAGATGCCGATCGATCACGATCCGCCGCCCGCCGCGTCGGGCATGATCGGACCGCATTTCTCGCGGTTGTACGCGTGGAACACGGCAGAGCACAAGAACCGGCTGTTCTGGACCGAGCCCAACCTTCCGCAATACTGGCCGGGCTCGAACGATCCGCAGATCGGCAACTGGGTGGACGTCGGCCTCGACGACGAAGAAATCGTCTGGTGCACGATCCACTCCAATCTGCTCGTGATCTACAAGGAACGTTCGATCTGGGTCAACATCGGCGCCGATCCCACGACATCGACGCTCGAACAGGCTTACGACGGGCTGGGCCTCGCCGGGCAGTTCGCGCTCGCGCCCGCGGGGCAAATCGACTATTTCGTCGCACCCAACGGCCTGCACCTGTTCGACATGGCGCAGGTCCACGCGATTCAGGGCGCAATCCTGCCGTTGTTCAATCAGGAGATCGTCAACGCGGGGCCGCTCACGCCGCCTGGGAACGTCCTGCCGGGCTCGGCGTTTCTCGCGGGCTCGACGTCGGCGTACGCGATCTCGCTCGGGCACGCGCTCGGGCGGCTGTTCGTCTCCTACGCCGAAAACACGGTGTCGGGGACCGGGTACAACCTGCTGGTGTTCGACGAAGGGCCGGAACCGGAGCGCCAGGCGTTTACGCAACCGCGCGCCGGGCGCTGGTTCTACGAACGGCACGCGATTCCCGGCATTATCGGCTTCCTCGGCTTCTTCTTCGACGGCACGCAGATGATCGGGCTGACCGGGGGCGCGGTCGCGCAGGGTTATTCGCTGGCCGACTTCCGCGGCTTCCTCACCCAGGACGAGGGCTCGATCCCCATCGAATGCGTGTACGGCTCGCACTATGAGGACTGCGGCCTGCCCGACAACGATAAGCAGTGGCTGGAGGTCGCGATTGACTACGAGTACGTGGCCGGCGCGCCGATTCAGGTTTATGTTGGCTTCAACGCGGGCAATATCGCGCCCGCGCTGCTCGGGACGCTCTACCCAGGGGGACCGCGCAGGACGATCAGCTTTGCCCCTGGCGGTCTTCCTGGAGGCAGGGACGGCGGCTACCTCGCCCGCAATATGGCCGTGTTCCTCGACGCGCAGACCGCGGGCAAACTGACCATTCACAACGTCTACCTGTTCTATTACGCCGAGTCGCGCGTCGCGGTGCTCGCCTCGACGCTGCCGACCGATCTCGGCGTCGGCAAGGTCAAGGAGTGCAAGGAGCTGGAACTCGACATCGACTCAACGGGCGGACCCGTCACAGTGGACATCGTGAGCGATCTGCCCGGCAACGCGCTCGCGATCCGGCAAACCATCGTCGTCGGCGCCGCGGGGCGCGCGATCCGGAAGTTCCCGTTTCCGACCACCGAGGGCTTTCTGTGGCAACCCGTGCTCGGCGGCGGCCCGTTCCGCCTCTATTCGGCGCGGCTGCTCATGCGCGTCATCGGCATCGCGGTCGAGGGCTACGAATCGGCGGCGGGCTTCGTGTGGGACTCCATGCAGGTCGCGCTGGCGGACGGTGAAGTGTCGACCATCGACCAGATCCGCTTTGAGATGGAAACGTCGGGCGCGGCTTCGGTAGAAGTTTTTACCGATCTGGCGGGTGAACAACAGACCTCAAAGGGCGTCTACACGCTCACGACGGGCACGCGGACGCGGGGATGGGTCACTGTGCCCGTTCCGGAGGGCATAGAAGCCCGCTCGGTGCAGTTGAGGGTTTCCGGCGCGGGCTACCGCATCTATCGCGCCCAGGTTCGTCACAACCGCATTGGGCGTTTCCTGATCGGCACCGCGCCCGATTTGCTCGACGACGCTTTCAATACCCTCGAATTCGACTACCAGACCGAACGGCTGAAAATGTTCAAGCGCATCGAGATCGACATGCGCGCCGACGGCGTGGTCGATATGCAGGTGATTACCAATCAGGACGGCGACCGGCTGGCGCCCGTTTACGCGCCTGCGCTGGCGACGCCGAACGGCCGCGAAACGCTGCTCGTGCCGCTCGTGCCGGGCGTGCGCGGGCGTTTGCTGCGCGTCAGGCTCTCGGGCACGATGCCGGCGCGGGTGTATCACATCCGCGTGTGGTCGCGGACCATGACCGATCCCGAGGCCGCGTGGGCGTGGTCCGATTTTCCAATCGAGCCCTCGCAGGTGGTCCCCGTATATACCGACATCATGGGCGCGGCGGGGGGCGGCTCGGCGGCTGACGAGACGTCGAACGCATGGGGCTTAGTTGACGTTCCATTCGATGTTCTGGAGGCAGGCTGATGGCGACCGACCGCGTCGCGCTGGCTCCGCTGCCGCAGGGCGTCGCGGGCTCCGACCTCGTGCTGCAGATCAACGACCGGCTGCGGCGCATCGCGCTCGCGCTGGGGACGGGCACGACGGGGTCAGCAGGGCCGGCAGGGCCACCCGGACCGCCAGGGCCAGGCGCGGGCGTTCAGGACGGCACGGTCGGCGTCACGATCGACGGCGCCGGCTCGACGCCGGCGACGGGGCACAAGGGATATATTCAGGTTCCGTATGCGGGAACGATCGTCGGCTGGGCCGTGGTCGCGGATGTTGTCGGCTCGTTGACGATGGAGATCGATAAGAAGGCATCTTCGGCGCCGCCCGCCGCGCCGTCGGAACCGAACACGACGACCGACAAGATCAGCGCGTCCGCGCCCGTCGCGCTCGCGGCGGCGGTTTCGGCGTCGGCGGGCGTTGCGGGCGTCTCGACGTGGGCGAACGCGGTCGCGCAGTGGGACGTCTTCGGGTTTAATCTGACGGCGGCGGCGACGTGGAAGCGTGCAACCGTGACGATTTACATACAAAAGAGCTGAACCAATGGCAACGTCAACCGGCAACTTCGTCTTCGACAATTCCAGCCTTGCCAATTTCAAGAGCTGGGCGCAGGCGATCTCGAACGCATTCGCGGCTTTCGGATGGACTCAGACCGCGGACACCGGCCAGGTTGTCTGGGGCTCGATCGGCGCGGTTCCGGCTTCGACTTACGTTTACGAGGTTTGGAAAGCGAACGACGCGCAGGCGGCTACCTTGCCAATATTCGTGAAAGTCGAATACGGCTTCAGCGCCACGTCGCCGCGCGTGCGCGTGACGCCGGGAACGGGATCGAACGGGACCGGAACCATAACCGGCGCGGTATCCGCTGCGCCCTGGGAACTCGAAACCAATACCGCAGCCCAGGGCGCGACCACATTTCCGTGTTTTTTCAGTGGCGACGCGGGCGAATTTCGTATGTTTATGTGGTCGTCCACTACCGTTAACGTTGGCCTGCTGTTTTGCATCGAGCGCGCGAAAGACTCCAGCGGAAACAAGACGACCAGTTACTTTACCGTGCTTAACGCCAACGCAAACGCTTCCAACGCGGCAGCCACCTCCACATTCCAAAACCAGCAGTCAGTACTTTCAACTTCGCTCATAGGTAATCGGGATACGGGAATCATTGCGCCTGCGCTCACAAACAACAGTGGCAGCGGCAGTTTTAACGGCACCGTGGCTGCGTTGCCGGTTCTCCCGATCATCGGCAAGGTCGGCAATCCGATGCTTGGCGTAATGGCTGTAGCCGCCGCCGACGTGAGCGATGGAGCAACCGTAACCGTTACCAGCATGTATGGCGGCACTCATACCTATGTTGCTGCGAGGGGGTCAGGGGCAACACCTGGCTATTCTCTCGCGCTCGGGCACAGAAGCCTCAATCCGACAGCAATGGCGTTGCTGATGAGGTACGAATAAATGTCGTCACCGCCAGTTACTCCATTAGTGTTTACGGCGTTCACGTTTGGCGATCCCGCGATCCAGCCGGCGCAGTTTTCGGCCTCGCAGGTCATCCCCTACGGTCTGTTTGTGGGCCTCGACATCACTGCGCCGCCCCCCGCCGGCGGCGGCGGCGCGTGGACGTTCGTCGCGTGATCGACGTTCGCGCCGGCTTCCCCGCGTTCGCCTGGCCCGCGGCGTTCGAATGGGCGACGTCTCGCCGCCGCAACGCGCTCGACGACTTCTTCCCGCAGACGCTGGCGGAATTTGTCGAACACTACAGTACGCGGTTCGCGGACGCGTGGACTTACGGCGTATGGGCAAACGGCACTCTAAACGGCGTCATCATCTTCGAACGCACCAGCCAGGTGGTTGCCATCGCGCACATTCTGCTTTCGCGGCGGATGCGCTCGACGCCGGCGGCGGAGTACCGCGCCGCGGCGGACCTGTTCTTTCGGGAGCATCCGGAGATGATCCGCATCCAGGCGTTCGTGCCCGCGTGGAACCGCGCCGCGATCCGGCTCGCGGTCGCGATCGGCGGAACGATCGAGGGCACGCTGCGGGGCGCGATACTGCGCGGGGCGAAGCCCGCGGACGTGGTTTTGATCGGCATGACACGGGAGGAGTTTTATGGGCGCGAGTCTAAGCGGCGGGTACTCATCGAAGCAAACCAGCGCGACCTCGACGGGTACCTCTTCGGGGACGCAGGCGAATACCTACGGGGCGCCACAGACGGCGCTGCAGAACCGGCTGGGGTCGAGCCTGGCGTCGAATCTGGCGGCGTCGGACGCGGGAACGCTCTCGCCGGGAGTCGCGGCGCAGAAGACGGCGGCGGCGGACTCGATCAACAAGACATCGGGCGGACTGCTGGACCGGGTAAACCAGTTCCTCGCCGCGCGCGGGTTCGGAAAGTCGGGAACGACGGGAAAGGCGACGCTGCAAAGCGAACTGGGAAGGGAGAGCCAGCTCGCCGGAAACGAGGCTAATTTCGCCCAGGTGCAGCAGGGCGTGAATTCGCAGAACCTGATGGCTGCGCTGAACTACGCGTTCCAGTCGCTCGGCCTGACGCAGAACCTGAGCGAGTCGGGAACCAGCACGGGCAGCAGTTCCGGCTGGGGTATCGGGGCTGACGTCGGCGCAGGATTCCCCAGTATTGCGGGGAAATTGTAAGCCATGCCATTAGCATCATTTCGAGGAGGGTCAGGGGGATTATTCCCGTCACTTCCGCCGGAAGTTTCGATACCGTACACCTCGGGCGGCGCGAGTATCGCGAACGCGATGATGGCGGCGGCGAACCAGCAGGCGACGCAGCAGCGGCTGGCGGCGCAGGCGCAGGCGGCGCAGGACCAGCGGGATCAGACGGCTCGTTACCGCGCACTGCAGGCCGGATGGGAGCCGGTCCAGGCGGAAACCAGAATGCCGGGCGGCATGATCGACCGCACCAAGCCGCTGAATCCGAACGCGGACCCGAAGCGGCAAAAGATGATGATCGGCGGGCAGCTCATGTCCAAGCCGACCGAGGTGGAATCCGGCAAGGCGTATATCCCCAAAGAGGGAAGCCTGATGTACAACCTGCACATGGCGCAGGGCTGGGACGGCAAGAGCCCGGTCACGGCGTCGGAATCGCACTCGCTCGCGATGGCCGTCAACGAAGCCGAATCGCAGCTAAACGAGCCCGTCGAAATTGATGCGACGGGCAGATTTCGCGATGCCGACGGAAACCCCGCGGCCGTGGCGATCGGAAAAAGAACGCACACGGTCCAGCCGCTTCGGAACATGCGAGGCGGCGCAGCACAGCCCGCGTCCGGCGGCGGCTTACCCGGCGGCGCTTTCGACGGCGCAGCCGCGCAACCGAATGCAGCACCCGCGCAACCCGCCAGCGCGTTCCCGTTCACGCCTCCGGACCAGGCGGCGGCGCAGACCGCAACGCCCGCCGTCCCGACCGTACCGACGCGGCCCACGCTGAAACGCCGCGAACCGGGCGACGCGCAGGGCGCCGGTCTACCCGGCGGCGCGTTCGACGGCACTGCCGCGCCCGCGCCAGCGGGCGGGCCGTTCTCGTTCGCGCTTCCGGAAAAGGCCGCGAAAGAGCCGCGCAAGGAAACCGCCGACGACTGGGTGCGCATCATCACCGATCCCGAATCCGATCCGGCGGAGAAGACGCGCGCCACGAACGCGCTCGCGTTATGGCGCGCGCCGGGCACCGAATCCGACAAGGACCGCGATCTGACGCGGGCGGCGATCGCGGGCGATCGCGCCGAACGCAGGTCGGAACGCGACCAGACCCGCGCCGAGGCGCAGAAGAAGATATTCCGCGGCTTCGAGGCCACGAAAAAGAAGTCGATCGATACCGCCAACAAGGAATACCGGAAGGCGCTCGCCGTCGCCTTCACTCCGGAAGACAAAAAGGCGGCAGCGGATCAGTTGCGGTCCGATGTTGACGACGCGCAGAAAGAGTATGAGATTGCCATTGGCGGCGAGACGGGGCAGGACGTTCCTCATAACAACTGGGCGGCGGGCATTCAGCCGGAACCCGACGCTAAAGATCCCGCGGGACTGCGCAAAAAGAAGGCCGATCCGCTCGGAATCCGCTAATCATGCCCGAGACAACTGTCTACGATCTCGGCAAGGCGGTGAAAGCCAAATACGCCGGCCAGTACGACGACCTTCCGGACGACGAGGTAGGGCGGCGCGTCAAAGCGAAATTCCCTGGCGCCTACGACGATTACGCGGACGCGCCCGCGCCCACGCAGCCGCCAGGCCGCGCCGCGACGCCGACCGCGGGCCTGCCGCCCGGCTTCGACGTCCAGCCACCCGCGCAACCAGCCGCGCAACCCATGCAGACCGGCGTTGCGCCCGTTGCGCAGCCGAACGGTCTGCAGCGGCTGGCCGACCAATCCAACCAACTCGTTCATCCCGACGACGCGCTCAGAATAGCGACGGAGAACGCGCGGGCGATAGTGACAATCGGCGCCGCGCCCGCGCCGACGGTCCTCGAACGCCTGATGGCACCGTTCACGGGGCCGAACGGTGCGTATGGCAATGTTCGGGGCGTGCGCGAAGGCGCGCAGGCGCCCTACAACCCCGACGCGCCGCTCGTCGATTTCGGCGCCAACGCGAAACAGATCACGGGCGGACCCGTCAACCGGGGATTCACCGCAGGGGCCCAGGACTTTCTCAGCGGCTTCACCACGCCGAAAAGCATCGCGCTCCTGCTGGCGACGGGCGGGCTCGGCGGCGCCGGCAAGCTCTCCCAGCTCTCCGAGCCCGCGGTGGGGCGGCTCGCCGAAGTCGGCGCGAAGTACATGCCGCGGATTCAGAAGCTCGTGTCGGGCGGCTTCTCGCTCGACATGATTCACAGCGCGTTGAAGCAGTCGCCGCAACTGATTCAGCAAATCAAAAAGGGCGATACCGAAGGGGCGACGAAAACGCTCACCGAAATGGCGGCGACGCTCGGCCTCGCGACCGCGGCCGGACGGCACGCGGTCAAAGGCGCGCGAGAGACGTTCGCAAAGGCCGCGCCGAAAGCCGAAGCGTCCGCCGCGCCCGAGTACACGATCACGGGCCGGCGCGTCGGCGGCGAACCCGCGCCCGCGAAGCCGAAGGCCGCGCAACCCGTCGAAACGCCCGCGCAACCCGTCGAAGAACCCGCGCAGCCCGTCGCTGCGCCGGTCGCGGAGCCCGTCGCGCCGGAACCCGTTAAACCCGTTGCGCCGCCCGCGCCCGCCGCGAAGGGCGAAACGCCCGCGCCAGCGCCGATCGCGCCGGAAACGAAGCCGATAAACAGCCACTATTACCAGGGAGTGAGAAAGAGTAAGGCCGGGACTGCTGAGCCGCCATCGCCGTGGTGGACGCAGCATCGCGGCGAGGCTCTTTCCTATGCCAAACGGGAGGGACCGGGTGGGGAGATTCTAACCGCACATCGGGATGATTTTCCCCCGGAGACATGGCGCCCCCCCGGAGATGAAAGCGGCGACGTTTTTGTCCATCCCGATGAGTATCCCAAGCTCAGTTCACAGATCAACGGGACGCCCTCACGCTTTACACGAGAACGCGCCGAACCCGAAACGAAGGAGCCACCCCATGAAACGACCACCACCCCGCCCGAACCGCCCGCGCCCGAACGCGAAACGCCCGCCGAACCTGCTCGCGTCCCTGAACGCGGCGGCGGGGAACCCGCAGCCGCCGTCGCGCCCGCCGAAACGAAAGTAGCGGAGCCGCCCGCCGCGCCGAAGAAACCAGTCGTCACACCGCAGGTGCCGAACGAACCGGACACGAAGTACGTGCTCCCCACGTTCGCGACCGGAGGCGTGCGCGGGGCGGCGAAAGCCGAGAAGCCCAACGTCACGCGCGCCAGGGCGATCCGCGACAAGGTAAAGGCGGGCACGCCGTACAAGCAGGCTGTCGCAGAAGTCGATGCCCCACCCGTGCAACCCGTTGAAACACCCGCGCAGCCCGCCGCTGCGGAGGTTACCGCGGCGCCGGAACCGAAACCTGAGCGACAATCGAAGGGTGGCGAACCTCACGGGACTGACACCGTTTCAGGCGCAGATACTGGAACACTGGAACCAGGCGCAGCCGGAAGCGGTAAAGCAAATGGAAAGCCAGGGCAAGCTCCAGCAAGTGCTGAAGTCCACGGCGGACCAGGCGAACCGGGCCTACAGCCAGTACATCGGCCAGGGCCTGAACCCGGATCAGGCGGACGAACTGACGAGGGAAATCTGGATGGTCCCGTCACCCGCGTTACCCGACCTCCCCGACCACCCCGAACCTTAGACAATCGCCCCAGACTCACCGGCTACCGCATCACCGGCGCCGATCATCTCGGCGAAGGATCGCTGTCCGACAAGGCGATCGCGAACCTCGAAGCCATCCGCACCATGAAGCAGGTGGAAGCGGAAGGCCGGCCGGCGACGCTCGACGAACAGAAGAAGCTCGTCAAATACACCGGATGGGGCGCTCTGCCCGAAGTGTTCGAGCACTACCAGACGACGGCGGCTCTCAGACAGACAGCGGGCGAGTTGCGCGACACGCTGACGCCGGAAGAATGGAAAACAGCCGCGGCGACGACGCCCAACGCGCACTACACATCTGAACCGGTGGTTCGCGCGATCTGGGACGCGGTTCGGCATCTCGGCGCGCGGCCCGGACTGTCTACGCTCGAACCCTCGATGGGTTCGGGCAATTTCTTCGGCCTGATGCCGGACGATCTTCAGTCGGGCGCGAAGCTCTCGGGCGTCGAACTCGATCCCGTCACGGCCCGCATCGCCGCCCTGCTTTACCCGAACGCGGCGGTATTTCCGACGGGCTTCGAGCGGACCCGCTTCCCGAATAACTGGTTTGACCTCGCAGTATCGAACGTCCCGTTCGGCAACTACGGCGTGTTCGACCGCGATTTCAAAGGCCCGCGCCGCTTCCTCACCGGCTCGATTCACGATTTCTTTTTCGGCAAGGCGCTCGACAAAGTACGTCCGGGCGGCATCGTCGCTTTCGTCACTTCGCGCTACACGATGGACGGCAAAGACCCCGCCGTGCGCGAGTACATCCAGCGCGAGGCGAAATTCCTCGGCGCCATCCGGCTGCCGCAGACCGCATTTGAGAAAAACGCCGGCACGACGGTCGTTACCGACATCGTTTTCCTTCAGAAGCGGTTGCCCGGAGACGCATCGGAGGTAGAAGACTTCGTCAAGGCCTCCCCCACCAACCTGTTTCCGGGCGACGAGGACAACCCGTATCAGAACGACTACTACACGCGCCACCCGGAAATGATTCTCGGAACGGTGAAGGGCAATCGCGGTCGCTTCGGTCCTGAAATCAACGTGCTCGGCCAGGTGACGCCGGAAGCCCTGGCCGGCGCGATCGCCCGCCTGCCCAGGAACGTGCTGACCGAACGCCCCACAGCGGACGCATTTAAACCCGATGCGATCGCAGCCGCCGAATACCCCGAAGCCGGCCATCTCAAACAGAACGCCTTCGGCATCGTGGACGGAAAACTGATAAGGCGCTCGGGCGAAACGCTCGAACCGGTTGAAGCGGGCCGGGAATCGGCAGCGCGCGTAAAGGGCATGATCCCGGTGCGCGATGCGATGCACGAGGTTTTCCGCACGCAACTGGAGGACAAGCCGGAAGCGGAACAGGTGGCGGCGCGGAAGGCGCTCGGGAAGGTCTACGACTCCTTCGCAAAGAAATACGGCAATCTGAACGACGACGCCAACGTCCGCGCCTTCCGCGGCGATCCGGACGCGCCGTCTCTTCTCGCGCTCGAAAAGTACGACCGCAAAACGAAGACGGCGAAAAAAACAGCCATCTTCACCGAGCCCGTCGTGCAGGCTTACAAACCCGTTCAGTCGGCGGGCAACGCTCTCGAAGCCCTGACCATTTCGCTCAACGAGTACGGGCGCCTCAACTGGACGCGGATGGCGCAGCTTACCGGCCTCGATCCGGAGGCGCTGCAGGACGAACTGGGCGAACGCATCTACCGCGATCCGGAGACGCAGCAGTGGCAGACCGCAGACCAGTACCTTTCCGGCGACGTCCGCCAGAAGCTCGCCCAGGCGCGGGACATGGCGAAAGCCGATCCCTCGTACGAGCGCAACATTGCGGCGCTCGAAGCCGTAAAGCCGCCCGATCTGAAGGGCGGCACAGAAATCAAGGGCCGTCTCGGTTCGCCGTGGATTCCGGCGCCGGTAGTGAAGCAGTTCATCACCGAACTGCTCGGCGTCCAGCCGCGCGGCGTGAATGTCGCTTACGCCAAGCCGCTGGCGCTGTGGGAAGTCCAGATAGACAACACGCAAACCGTGCAGAACCAGTCGCAGTGGGCGGGCGGCGGAATGCCGGCCGACAAGCTCATCGAACAGGCGCTCAACATGAAAGTGCCGACGGTGCGCGTCCGGGTATCGGAGGATAAAACCGTCGTCGATCCCCGCGCGACCGCGGCGGCGCAGGAAGCGCAGAAGAAAATCCGCGACCGGTTCAGCCAGTGGCTCTGGGAAAACCCAACGCGCCGGGACGCGCTCGAAAAGTATTACAACGAAACGTACAACGGAACGCGGCTCCGGCAGTACGACGGCTCGCACCTGACGTTCCGGGGCATGAATCCCTCGGTCACGCTCAGGCCGCACCAGGAGAACGCGATCTGGCGCGTCGTCTCCTCGGGCCTGAATACACTGCTCGCGCACGTCGTCGGGGCGGGTAAGACGTACGAGATGGCGGCGGCGGCGATGGAACTGCGCCGTCTCGGACTCGCCAAAAAGCCCCTCATCACCGTGCCGGCAAACGTGGTGGGCCAGTTTGGCCGGGAATTCCAGCATCTCTACCCCGCGGCCAATCTGTTCGTGGCCGACGAAACTACGTTTCAAAAGGGCAACCGGCAGAAGGCGATGGCACAGATTGCGACCGGCAACTACGACGCGGCCATCGTTTCGCACGACGCGCTCGGCCTGATTCCCGTCTCGGACGAAACCTTCAATATGTTTCTCCAGAAGGAAATCGACCAGCTTGAAGAGGCGCTGCGCGAGATGGCTGCGACGAGCGGCAAAGCCGACAAACGGGTGCGCAAGGAACTGGAAAAGTCCAAGAAGCGGCTCGAAGCCAAACTGCGCGAGAAAGCCGACACGCGCAAGGACGACGCGCTGACGTGGGAACAGATGGGCGTTGACGCTCTTTTCGTCGATGAGGCCGATCTGTTCAAGAACCTCTACTTCACGACGCGGGCCACACGCATCGCCGGCATTCCGAACACGGAATCGAACCGCGCCTTCGACATGCTGATGAAGTCGCGCCATGTCACCGATAAAGCGAACGGGCGCCTCGTGTTCGCCACCGGGACGCCGATCTCAAACACGGTCGCGGAAATGTACACCATGCTCCGCTACCTCGCGCCCAAAGCTCTCGACGAGGCCGGCGTCAGCATGTTCGATGCATGGGCGCAGGTTTTCGGCGAGACAGTGACCGGTCAGGAAATCTCGCCCGATGGCGCCGGCTTCCGCACCAACACGCGATTTGCGAAGTTCACCAACCTGCCCGAACTGCAAAACCTGTTCCGCGCCGTGGCCGACGTGCAAACCGCCGAGATGCTGAAGCTGCCCGTTCCGAAACTGGCGGAAGGAAAGTACGAAACCGTCACCATTCCGGCCACCCAGGCGCTGCGCGATTTCATCATGGCGAAGGACGAGCGCGGCGGCTGGCAGCCGGGCTCGATCATGGGCCGCATTCAGCGTATTAAGCGCGGCAACGTCAACCCCAAAGCAGACAACATGCTGAAGGTGACGAGCGACGGGCGCAAGGCAGCGCTCGATCTGCGCCTGGTCGGAATGGCGCGCGATCCGGAGGGCGGCAAGGTCACGCTCGCGGCGAACCGGATCTTTGAACTGTGGGAACAGGGTAAAGAGAAGCGCACCACGCAGCTTGTGTTCTCGGATCTTTCGACGCCCGGTGAAGGGTGGAACGTCTACGACGAACTCCGACGCCAGCTCACGCTGAAAGGCGTGCCGGCGGAAGAAATCGCCTTTGTTCACGATGCCGACACCAACGCGAAAAAAGCGGTCTGGCAGCAGAAGATGAACGACGGCGAAATCCGCATCACGATCGGCTCGACCGCCAAGATGGGCGCGGGCACGAACGTACAGAAGCGTCTGATTGCCCTCCACCATCTGGATGTTCCCTGGCGTCCGCGCGACGTGGAACAGCGCGAGGGGCGCATTCTGCGCCAGGGCAATACGAACCCGGAAGTCCACATCGTCCGCTACGTCACGGCGCCGTCGTTCGACGCCTACATGTGGGGGATGGTGGCGCGAAAGGCCAAATTCATCAATCAGGTGATGCGCGGCGATCTTGGGCTGCGCGAAGCCGAAGACATCTCTCAGGACTCGCTCGGGGCGTCGGAAGCCGAAGCCGCGGCGACGGGCAATCCGCTGGTGAAGGAGAAGGCGACGGTGGATGCTGAAGTCTTTCGGCTCTCGGCGCTCGAATCGGACTACGCGATAAAGCAGGACGACGCGCGGCGGGAAACGATGCGGATGGAACAGGAGATTGCCCGCGCGAAGAACTGGCTGCCGAAGCTGGAAGCCGACATCCGCACGCGTGATACGAATACGTCCAAAGATCCGGATGACTGGTCGATCACGGTCAACGGGAAGAAGTACACCGAACGGAAGGCGGCGGGCGAGGCACTGAATGAATTCGCGATCGGGAACCGCCTCGACGACACCACCCACAAGGCGGGAACGTACCGGGGATTCACGATCGAGACACGGGGTATGGGTGCGTCCCAGGCGCCGCGAACCTCGTTCCGGGGCGAGGCGCTCCACTATTTCAACCTGAATCCGGAGTCCGGGCAGGGCACGATGCAGTCGCTCGACGCGCAACTGCGGGGCCTGGACGGTCTGGCCGGCGACTACCGGCAGAAAATCGAAAAGGGCGAAGAAAAGCTGACCCGGCTGCGCGTGGAAGCCGCGACGCCGTTCCCGGACGGTGCAACGCTCGACGGCCTCGTGAAGCGGCAGGCGGAAATCGCAAAGGCGCTCGATCTCGACGCCAACGCGGCCGTGATCGACGAAGCCGAAACGGACATGCCCGAACCGGACGCGGACGGGGCCAGCGAAGATCCGAACGCGCCCGCGCTCGAAACGCCGCCGAAGAAGAATCCGGAGGCGGGCGGCGCTCTGCTCGATTTTCTGACGCTCGGCCTGACGCAGTTCGCGCAAACGGACGTTGCACCCGCGCTGCGCGACGTTGCGCAGGGGATGCGCGAGACGGGCCGCGATGCCCTGAAGGCGCTGGCGCCCACGTTGTTCGACCGCGACGCCGAAGACGCTTCGCTGGTGCTGCGGGGCAAGCTGGCGGAGTTGGCCCGCAAGGCCGATCGGGCGCGGGACACGCTGGCGAAGGCTTCGGCGTACTTCGCGCGGCAGCCGGCGGCGGAAAACCTCGATTTCATCGACCGCATGGAACTGGGCCAGCGGCAGAAGAACGCGGACCTCGATGCGATCGCCTTCCGGCTCCGGACCCTGCTCGACGACAAACGGGCCGACGTGCAATCGCTCGGCACAGGCAAACTCAAGAACTTCTACACAGACTATTTTCCGCACATCTGGAAGAACCCCAGGCGGGCGAAGACAATGTTCCAGGCGTTCTTCGGCAAACGCCCGCTCGAAGGCGGCAAAGCGTTCCTGAAGAAACGGTCGCTGCCGACGATCGCCGATGGCCTTGCGGTGGGCCTCGAACCAATCAGCGACAACCCCGTCACCATGACGCTGCTGAAGGTCCACGAGATGGACCGCTACGTGATGGCGCACGAGACGCTGGCGGAGTGGAAACAGCGGGGACTGGCGAAATTCTTCCGCGGCAACCGGCCGCCGCCGAACGGGTGGACGCGAATCGACGATTCCATTTCGACGGTCTACGGACGCAACGCGGCGGGCGAGACAATCGTGCGCGGGCACTACTACGCTCCGGAGGGCGCCGCCCGGATCATGAACAATTACCTGTCGCCTGGGCTGCGGCAGTATGCCGGCTATCGCGCGATCGCGGGGCTGAACAACGTCCTCAACCAGTTTCAGCTTGGCCTGTCGGCGTTCCATCTCGGGTTCACGGCGGCCGACACGACGGTTTCCAAAGCGGCGCTCGGCTATCAGGCGCTCATGCGGGGCAGGCCCATCAAAGCGGCAAAGTACTTCGCCCAGACGCCCGCCGCGGCGTTTACAACCTACCTGAAGGGTGACAAGTTGCTGCGCGAGTGGTATCGGCCCGGTTCGCAGGGCGCCGTGATCGGCAACCTCGTGGACAATCTCGTCACGGCGGGCGGCCGTGCCCGCATGGATCAGATGTACCGCACCGAAATTGCGGAGAAGATGCGGGAGGCGCTGCGGCACGGCAACATCATCGGCGCGGCGCTGCGGGCTCCCTTCGCCGGCGTGGAATACCTGAGCAACCTGCTGATGAACGAAGCGGTTCCGCGCATGAAGCTCGGCGCGTTCGCCGATCTGGCCCGGTTCCATCTGGATGAATTGGGGCCGAACGCGACGTTCGACGAGGCACGGCGCGTGCTCACCCAGGACTGGAACTCGGTCGAAAACCGTCTCGGCGAAATGACGTACGACAATCTGTTCTGGAACAAGATGGCCAAGGATCTGGCCATGATCGCAGTGCGCTCGGTCGGCTGGAACCTCGGCACGCTGCGCGAAGTCGGCGGCGCGATCGGCGATATCGGCTTGCAGCCATACAACGCTCTCAAAGGCAAGCCGGTCAACCTGAACCGCCTGAGCTATCTGCTGGGCCTCGTGACGGTGAACGCGGTGATGAGCGCGGTCTACCAGTATCTGAAGACGGGCAAGGGTCCGGACGAGATTGAGGATTACTTCTTCCCGAAGAACGGCGAGACGGACGAGGCGGGGCACCCGCAGCGTGTTTCGTGGCCCACCTACGTCAAGGACGTCTACCACTACGCGACGCAGCCCGCGCGGACGATCGCAAACAAGGCGGCGCCGATCTGGAGCGCACTCGCCGAAATGGCGCATAACAAAGACTTCTACGGCAACCAGATCCGCAACCCGGACGATCCGCTCGTCACGCAGCTTCTGGACCTGGCAAAGCACGCCGCCAAACAGGCCATTCCCATTGGCGTCCGCAACTACCAGCGCGAAACGGCGCTTGGCGGTTCGCTCTCAACGCGCGGCGAACAGTTCGTGGGCGTCAGTCCCGCGCCCTCCGATCTGGACAAAACGCCGGCGGAACGGCTGGCCGCGAAACTTTCGGCCGAACGGACGGGCGATGAACCTGGCAGGCCCGCCGAAGCAGCCGAACGGCGCGATCTGCGGCAGTCGCTCGTGCGCGCGCTGCGGAATAACAAACCGGTGCCGAAAGAAGTTCTCGACGCCATGAAGGCGGGCAAGCTGCGGACGGCGGACGTAAAAGCGGCGCGGCAGCGGGCGCACGAATCACCGCTGGAGGCGGCGTTTGCGCGGCTCACCATTGGGGACGCGCTGAAGGTCTACCGGGCGTCGACGGCGGACGAACGCCGGCGCCTGCGTGGAATGCTGCTCAAAAAGGGAACGGCGGCGCTGAAGTCAGAAGCCCCCGCCGAACGCTTAAAGACGGCGCAGGAGCTGCGCAAGGCGCTGGCGGTGCAGTAGCGTTTAGCGGTGATGCTCCAGCTCGTGGATTTTCAGTTTGGCTTCGAAGGCCGCTTCCATCGCGTTTAACTTCGCCAGCAGTTCGGCGTGGTTCTTCTGCATGTCAGTGCGCAGCGTTTGCATTTCAGCGCGCAGCGTTTCTTTCGCGTCCGTGACCGATCCCCGGACATCGGTAATTCGGCTGTTGCTGTAGAGCAACATGGACAGCGGCACGATGATCGCCAGCGCCAGCGTCAGCAGTTGCTGGTCTGTCATTTCACACCTTGTCCTTGTCTGCCCATCGCTTCTTCGCCGCCTCCGACGCGATTTCCTTCCGGCGTTTTGCGGTTAACGACTTCGCGCGGGCTTTGCCGCCCCGGCTGCCCATCGCTTTCGCCGCCTCCGTCATCGCTGAGTCTTGCTTCTTCGCCATGAAGTTTCATCGTAACATCCTTAGCGGAAAGAAGTTCTTGCCGCTAACTATATTATTGCATTTATGCATTGCGCTAAGCAATGCTTAGCGGTAAGATTAGTTTGGAGGAACCCAAATGTCTTTCAAATCACGATACAACTATGACTACGACGAGCGCGCTGCGCTGCGCGCCGAAGCGGCGGAGGACGCCGATCGCGAGCACGACGAACAGCTTCGCCGCGACGAGGACGACGAACGCGATTCGCTGAAGGCCGCGCCCGCGCGCAACACGCACGTCCACCCCGCGTTTGCGCCCGCGCTGGCCTGCATCGGCAACGGCCTCTTCGTTCGCACGGCGCCCGCTCGCCGCCGCAATCGGAGGGCACGCTAATGTCTACCCAACCCTACAGCCCGCAACCGGGCGCCCTGCCCCGCTCGGGGAAGTTCGCGCCGGCGCAGGGCGCGGCGGAGATCATCGCGATCGCGGCGATCCCCGGCGAGATGGCGCCGTCGGAATTCGGTCCGTCCGAAGTCCGCTATCGCCTCGTGGACGGGCGCTCGTGGTACGTGCCGCAGATCATAGCGGACGAGCTGAATGCGCGTGTCGCGCCCCGCCAGCAGTTCGAAGTGCTGCGCTTCGGACGCGGCAAGACGGACCTGCGCATCGTGCCGCTGCCGCCGTTCGAAGCCCCGGCGCCGCCGGCGTACGAAGCGCCACCCGCGCAGCCGCCCGCGCAGCGCGTCGCTGCGCCCGTTGCTGCGCCCCCGCCGATCACGCCGCAGTCGCAGCGGTTCATGGCTGCGTACAAGGACGCGATCGACGTGCTGCTCGAAGCGCGGGCCTACGCCCAGCGCCAGGGCCTGGCGCTCGAAATCCGCTGCGAAGACGTGCGCTGTCTCGCGGCGACCGTCATGATCGACGCGAAAGGATGCCGATGAGAACCCTGTTACTCGCGCTGGCCGCCGCGGTCGCGAGCGCGCAAACGCCGCAGACGGGGCCGCGGGGCGGCTGCTACATCGTCGTCACGAAAGACGGCAAGAGCCACAAGAAGTACATCGACAAATCGAACTGCAAGGAGGGAAAGAAATGACACCTGTTACTGAACTGCTCGACGGCGCTCCGGATCTGTTCGGTCCGGAGCCGCAACCCGATCCGTCATGGGACGACGAACAGGGGGATGTCGTGGTCGTCACGCCGGCGCGGCTCTCGATCGTGCCGAAGCGCAGCCTGCGCGAAAGGGTCGAGGGCATCGACCTGATAATCGAAACGATTGAAAAGCTCGAAGACGACGGCGAACTGACCGACGAGGCGCGCGACGAACTCTCGAAAATGCTGATCGAGGCGCTGGCCGGCACGCGCGCCAAGGTCGATAACGTCTCGGCGGCGCTGGCGACGTGGGAATCGCTCGAAGCCGGCGCGAAGCGCGAGATAGAACGGCTCGACGCGCGGCGGGCTCGGTTCGCGCGGATGCGGGAAAACCTCGAATTACACGTTATGGCCATCATGGAGGCGTCGCAGCTCGCCAAGCTGGAGGGCAATGTCGCCACGCTCGCCCGGCGCAAGAACCCGCCGTCGGTCGCGATCGCGGACGCCGCCGCAGTCCCGGCCGCATACCTGCGGACGCCGGCGCCGCCGAAGCCGGCGCCCGACAAGACGCTCATTAAGTCCGCGCTGCAGGGCGGCGTCGAAGTCCCCGGCTGCACGCTGGCGCAAACGTGGCGCCTGCAAAGGAGCTAAACGATGCCGGTATTCCCCGAAGACCTCAGCCGTTATTTCGACCTTCGCGACAACGGCTACGGCGACGTGCGCGACACGGCCGACGACGTGCGCCGCGAGATCGAACGCGAGCGGCGCGAAATGGCGCCGTGGGAGCCCGCCGCGGAGGACGCGTGCGATCCGTTGCCGCCGTATACGAGGCGTTGCACATTCTGCCGCAAGCCAATCAATGAATTGAAAGAATCACATGTGAAGGACGGGGGTTATCCCGTCCCGAATTGGTGGCATATCCCTTGTTGGAATGAGGCTCAGGAAATTGCCTCTTCGTGGTCCGAATACCGCCACATGGAAGGGGCATTCTGATCCGGCGCGAGAATATACGCTTATGTCACGCCTCAGCAACGCGGCGCTGGTCGGGTTCGCGATCGGCGCCGCGATCGGCGTCCCGGTCGGCGTCTTCGTCGCCTGGGCGATGGGGTGGTGCGGGTAAAGTCGGCGGTCCTTCTGTCTCCCGCTGGCTGGCTTCTGTAACGAACTCTTCAAACATGTCAACCATCTCCTCAAAAGCGCGTTCGGTGTTCGGCCTGTTGGCCAGAATCCACCGCGCCACATGGCCCTCGATGACGCGGACACTGGCCGCCAGTGACATAGCCATCGTTTCTATCTCCCTGATGGCGTGCGGATTCATTACGCCGTCGCACATGTTGAGCGCGTCCTGCATCAGCGAGACCCGCCTTGCGGCGTAGGCCAAATCATGGTGTAGCTGCTCTACCCAATCCATTTATGCTCAGTTCCTCGAAGGTACCTGGGGTACCGCAATTTTAGTGAATTCGGGTTATAGTACACGTCCGGAAATGTGGCGTTTTCATGCGCCCGCCGCGGGCAGCAATACGGCGGGCGACAGGTTGGCCGGCGTGGCGGTTCCAATCACTACGCGGCTTATGTCTCATCAGAGCACACCAGCCAGGGGATTGCGGCCCGAGAACAGACGTGCGCTGCGCACGTAGGTGCGAATCATTTTGACATTTCCATGCCCGCTCAGGCCGACGATTTCCTGATCGCTGCGGCCCAGCTCGGCCGCGGCGGTGATGGCGCCGGCGCGCAGCGAATGCGCTCCGTATCGATCCGGATCGATACCGGCAGCGGCAATCATGCGCTTGACGGCGTGGTTCACGGCGTCGCCGGTGATCGGCCGGTGCAGTACCACGTCGCCATTCTGGATACGGCAGAACAGGGGACCTTCCCAGCTTCCGCGATGCCGCAACCAGGCGCGCATCACGCGCACCGGATCGGTTTCGGCCCGTTTGCCCGCCCACACGCCCAGCAGACGGCCCTTGCCCGTCTGATCGCGCTTGGAGTAGCGCAGCAGGATGGCTAGCCCGTGGCGCTCGAATGTCAGGTCGGAGAGTTGCAACTGCGCCAATTCCTCGCGCCGAAAGCTGGTCGCAAAACCGAGAATGAGCAGAGCGCGATCGCGCGCCCCCAGCGCGGTACCGCAATCGCACTTGCGGGCGATGCGGACCAGCGTAAGCGGGTCCAGGGCCTTTTTGCCGATCGGTTGTTCTTTGCGCTCGCGACGCGTGGCGTTGATGATATCGCGCAACCCGGATTCCAGCGGGGAAGGGAATCCGGCGCCGCGGTGGATGTACGCAATCGCGGAAACGCGCCTTTCGGCTGTCGTTACCTTGGCCCCCTGCTCAAACATCCAGGTAACGTAGAGCTGCAGCGTTTCGGTGCTGGCCGGCAGCGTTTGGCGGCCTGCCATGCGGCACCAGCGGTCGAACTGGCTCCAGTCGCACGCATAGGCGGAGATAGTGCGTTTGGCGCGTACCGACGTGAGCAATGCGTCACGCCGCTCTCGCAGAGCTGACAAGTCGACACCTCCAAAATCGAACAGACAAAGCTGATCGAAATCGCTCTCAACGGACATTATGGAACCGCGGGCAGAAAACTGCCTGAATCTTACACCGCGATTCTCGACAATGGCAAGGAAAATAGAGTACGATGCAGACCAGTCGCAAAATGGACATGGTCGATAATCTCTTATTATGCTGCCGTGACTACGGCCCCAACCGAAGAGGGCCTCCAGAGCCCACCTCTTAACGGCATCACGCTGCCGAATCTTCCCGGAAAAAGCAGCGCGAATGCCGTAATTTGGGCACCCTGGAAGGGCCAGCATGGAAACAATGCTGACGTGCCGTCTATTCTGACGCACCTTCCGCATTCAGCACAAGGGGGAACGCGAAGATGGCGCGTTCCGAAGAAAAGGAAAGGGAGTCTCTATCCGCGGCGGGGCGAGTATGAACGCTCGCACCGCACCGCCCGGCTATCAATCCAACTTCGCCGCCATGATGGCGCTGATTAAGTTTGGCTTCGACATCTGGAGCTGCGCTCAGATGCGGGCACTGTTATTCCACGCCGAACGATCTATTGGCTACGGCAGAGAATCGGACAAGCACAGCGAAAGCCAGGCGCTGGAAGGCATCTACTCGACGCAAAGTCTGGAATGGGTGCGCGGACCGTGCGGACTGTCGCGTGCTGGCTGGTACCAGGCCAACGCCGAGCTCGCCATCGACCCGGAAGACCCGGCGAAGACGCCGAACGGAGTACTGCGACGGCGGAGCACCGGCGGCGGCCGGAAGCAGATCGTCGAGTACGAGATCGACTGGCTCGCGGTCAAAGCCAGAATTGACCGATGGAAGACAGGGGAAAATCTGGCCACCGTCCAGGGGAAAAAAGGGTCCAGAAATTGGACCCTTTCGGCCCCGGAAAAGGGTCCAGAAATTGGACCCTTTCCAGAAAAAGGGTCCAGAAATTGGACCCCTGTGGAAAACTCATCCGTTGAGAGCAAAGATGCTTACGCGGAGAAAGGGTCCAGAAATTGGACCCTACATACTTTAGACACTACTGACGGACTAAAAAGTCCGTCGGTCAGTACTTCGGAAGGTAGAGAAAGGGTCCAAAAACTGGACCCTTTCGAAACTGGACCATTCTCGGTTTCGCGGGATATGCTCAATCTCGAAATGGAGCTTGCGTGCGGAGAGCGAGCACGGACGGACGGACCGACCGACCTGATCCTGAAGGTCAACGAAAAACTGCGCCTGCCTGCCGAAGTGATCGTACGCTTCCTGCATTGGAAAGCCGGCGACTTTCGCACCACCCGCCCCTCCTATCACTTCAATCCTCAACTGCTGGCCAAGAGTTTCGCGGACGAAATCATCCGGTGGGTCAATGCAAACCGGCCATTCGTGGCCCAGTGCCAGCAGCGCGTGGAACTGGAGCGGCAACGCAAAGCGGAAGTAACGGAAATGCCGGCACCCACTGCCAATCCCGCTCCCGAACCCGTTCCGCCCGCCGTTCCCGCTCCCGTTTCGCCGCTCGAAGCACTGCTCCAGGCCGAGGACGATCGCGCTTTCGAGTCCGTCACGAAAAAGCGCCGCGCAGCGAAAACCGAAGCGCCCCCGCCGCCCTCAAATCTGCCGGAAAAACCGGAAGTGCCCCCCGCCGTTGACCACGAAGAACGGGCTGCGTACGATGAACGCGAGGCCAGCCGCAGAGCGACCGAAGCCGCGCTGGCAGCGGCGCGCAAAGCGGAGGCCGAAGAAAGACGCGCAACGATGCAGAAAATCATGAGAGCCCGCGCATGACAGCAACTTTTGACCGGGAACAGGTACGCAATTGGCTGCAGGATGCTTCATCCGTCGGCCTGAACGTGGAGGACAGTTTGCCCGACGATCTGGCGGCGACGGCGCAGGCGTTTCGCCTTTCGCCGGCGGAATTGCGGCTCTGGATCTTCGAGGAGGATCGACAATGGACCCCGGCCAGACTGACGGCCTGGGCGCGCGGAATGGGCTTCAGTGCGGAGCTGAAAGGGGTCGGTGAATGACGGCACGGCAGATCCAGATGGAGGTTTGCGCGACCCACGGCATCACGCACTACATGCTCATCAAGGGCGGTGAGGCGAAGTTTGTCCAGGCCCGCGGCGAGGCGATGGTGCGCTGCCACGAGGAACTGGGAATGAGCTATCCGCAAATTGGCCGGCTGTTTCAGCGGCATCACACGACGGTTATTCACGCCATCGCGAGATACAGCCGCGGCCCGGTTCCGGACAGGCGTTATACGGCGACGGCGCCCGACAGTCTCGAGCGCGCCTTAGTCCGCCAGGCGCGCATCATCGCGTCGCAGGGGCGCACGATCGCGGACCAGTCGAAGCAAATCGAGGAGCTGGCCGGCGAGGTTGAGGAACTGTGCGCCGCCGGAATGCGCACAACCGAGCAGCGGGAACTGTTTCACCAGGAGAAATCGGCATGAGCGCGAGTGAACGCACCACAAAGACATTCCTCTCGTTTCCGCTCCCCAGCGGGGGCATTCTCAACATCACGGGCAACATAGATGGCCTAAACCTTGACGATTTCGGGGATTTAATGGATGTGCTGGATATCTTCAGGCGAAGCCTTCGCAGGATGGTGAAGGAGCGCTATCACTCCGCAGATGTACCGATGGACAGATACGAATGATCCGGCCCGAGTACCGCAAATTCTACGGCCCCGCCTGGCGCGCGTATCGCGCCGATCTGATCCGCGTGCGCGGCGCCCGGTGCTCGGTTTGCGGCGGGGAATTTCGGAAATATTTAAATCTCTGCCATCTGACGCACGATCCGCGCTCGTCCGCGGTTGCGCTGATGTGTGCGAGCGACCATCGCCGCCACGATGCCCTGCATTCGCGCGCTGTAGCCCGCAGGACGCTCGCGAGGCGGTTCGGGCAACTCTGGCTATCCCCCGAGCTGGAATGGGCGCCCCTGCCCGCCTGGATGGCGCCGCGGCGGCTTTTCGTGGTCGAGCGGCCGGAACAGGGGCGGCTGTGGGCGGCATGAGTTACCGCGTTGAAGTCAGAGACCTGCTGTCGGTACAGCCTTGGACCGATCACGAACGGATTAAAGACGCGCTGAAGGCATTTCCGTCACAGAAAACTTCCGGCCAAGCGTTTTGGCTGGAAAACAACGGCCAGACCATCGTTACCGATTCGGTGGAGAGTATCGCCGAACTTATAGACTGCGCCATGATAATAAGCCGATCGGAGCAAAATTGACCTAGATGCCCTGCCGCTGGATCAAGTTCAGGGACAAAGACGGGAACGAGCACGTCGCGCACGTCAAGCTGGCCGCGCCGCGAAAGCGCAAATGCGCGTTCTGCGGGTGTCCGGACGCCAAAGCTCTTTGCGACTACCCGACCGGCCCCGGTAAAACCTGCGATAAGCCGTGCTGCTCGAACTGCCGGCAGCACGTCGGACCCGACCGCGATTACTGCCGCGATCACTGGGATTTTGCGTCGCGCGAGGCGCAGGGAAAGCTGTTCGCATGAGAGCGAAAGCGGCGTGGCGCGTGATGGCCGGCGTGATTCCCGGCCAGCCGATCGAAGAGTACACGAAGACGTGGGCGTATACCATCGAAGATTACGAGGAAGACGGCCGGCACGCGAAAGACGTGGCGTACCAGCCAATCATGCTGAAACTCATGTTCGAGGCGATGGCGTACCAGATGCAGATGTCGGACCATCGCATTCTCAACTTTTCGAAGCTCGAATGGATCTGGTACTGACAAATGCCCGGCGACTGGGGGATGCAGCCCTGTTGGCACTGCGGCGCCCGCGACGCCCGCAGCGCGGACCATCAGCGCGGCTGCCCGGCGTTGCCGCCCGTCACGCCGGAACGCCTGCGCGAGCTCGCCGCGGCCTGCGAGCGCGGCTGGAAGCTCGCCGCCGTGAACCAGCGCGAGAACGTGGCGGCGAAAGCGCAGCGCGAGGCGCGGCGCGGATGGAGCGATGGAGGAATGAATGCCGCCAGACCCGAATATTGACCCTAACGACGTGCTTTGGCACCAGTCGGGCGTGAACCCCGCGGGCGAGCCGTTCGTGCAGCTCCTGCGCGGCACCGAGGTCATCTGCCAGATGAGCCCCGAACAGGCGCGCGACCACGGGCACGCGACCATCGAAGCCGCGGAAGCCGCCGAACAGGACGCGTTTATGGTCAATTTCATGCAGACGAAAGTGGGGCTCGATCTTGAGAGAGCGATGATGGTGCTCGTCGATTTCCGGCGCTATCGCGTCGAGCGCTCGGGCAAGCGCGGCGGCCCGACGAGCGGGCGCGAATGGGTGTTTCCTCATGGAAAGTGAACGCCCCGAGGTAACTCTCGCGAAGCTCGCCATTGCCTTCGAGCCGGCGTTTGCGGTGTACTTCCCCGACCCGGCGCGGGAGATGGCGGAGGCCGCGTCTGAAGTGATGACAAATCTGGACATCCGGTATTGGATTTCGCCGTTTGGCGACTCGATCACCTGTACGACTTGCCGCAAGACATCGCGTAACCCGAACGACGTTGAAAACCACTATTGCGGGCACTGCCACCGCTTTCACGAGGCCGACTGACGACCACCCGCGCTGCGATACGCAATTTTAGATTGCATGCAGTTGCGCGGGTGTCGTAAGATGAGCGCCAAATGCCCGCCCGCGCTGCGAATGCAGCATCTGAAACCATGTCGAAGCCCGAGGTCTGCGAATACCTCGGCAAGTCGAAGCGCACGGTCGAAACGATGGTTGCGCGCGGCCGTCTCGGAATCGCGTACGTCCAGGGCCCCAACGGAAAGACGGCCGTGTTCCGCCGCGCCGAAGTCGAAGCGCTGAAGCGCGACATCAATACGCCGGTACACCGCGCCACGCCGGCAGACGGCGCGATCGCGCCCGCGGTCCCTGGGCCCTCGCTCGCGTTGCGTCCTGCCGCGTCCGATCCGTTCGCGGGGCTCGCGGCCCATCTTGCGCGACTCGCCGCCGCGTTCCCGTCGCCGCCGCGCACCGTGGGCAAGTGGCTCACGCTCGACGAAGCCGCGGAGGCGTCGGGACTACCGAAGTCCTGGCTTCTCGCTCAGGCCCGCGGCGGCGCCGAGTTCGCGATGAACGTCGGCAGCGGGAAAAAAGCCGCGTGGCGGTTTCGGGCGTGAAAATCGCGATTCGCGGGTTCATCGGCGGGGTGATGCAGTTCGAGGAACTCATCACCGTGTCTGAATCGGGCGACGAGCTGGAAGCTCTCGCCGAAAAGCACATGCTTGCTCTCGCGCCGGCGGCGGGCGGGCTGCACATGATCGAATTCGAATTCCTCGACGAGCCGGATCCGCTGCAGCGTTTCTTCCGCATCGGGACCGATCCGGCGGGCATGATTGCGCCGATCGCGGTCCGCCTCTAAGCCAGCGTCGGCGCTTTCGCCGACCTATGGACCCCCCCGACCCATCGATCCCCCCGCCCAAATCGGCCACGAACTCACCCCCAAAACGGCCACGAAGTCCCTCGAACGGCCCCCAAAAACCGCGTTTCGTGATCGTCCGCACGAAAGAACCGTGCGCACGGTTCCCGTTTCGGCCACGAAAGAACCGTGCGCACGGTTCGCAGAGGGCGCTCCCCGTGACGTATGATTTTCGTGTGAAAAGCTATGAGCGGTTCGGACGTTTGCGCGTTCTCGGCCCCGCGGATCGGGCGAACGCGGGACGCAAATACTTCAAATGCGTTTGCGACTGCGGTAAAGAGATCGAGGTCCGCGCTACGCATCTCCGCCAGGGGCGGACGACGAGCTGCGGGTGTTCACGCCGCGGCGCCCGCGTCGGGATCGAGCGCGATCGCGTGCACTCGAACGTGGAAGGCCGCGCCAGTGAAGCCGTGACGGCCGCGGCGCGGGCGATGGCCGAGGCGCGCTGGGCCAGGCCCGGCGCCGATCGCGATCAGCCGCGGCGTGCCGGCCTCTTGGGCGGACGCGGGGCGCGGGCTGCGGCGCCCCCGCCGAAGCGGGTTTGCGCGCGCTGCGGCTGGGTGCTGATGGAGTGGCAGGTGTCCGAGGAGCACGAAATCATGTGCGCTTCCACGTACGCGCTCGCCGACAGCGCCGATGAGGCGCGCGCTCAGGTCTGGCGCTGGTACGCGGGACAGCCGGCGCGGATTGCGGCGCGGCGCGCGACCGAATCGGGACAAGCCGCGTAACTGTGGCGCACCGGCCACGACCTGCCTTATTCTGTTGTTATTACCAGCACCGGCAACATCCTTATATGCACTGCGCGCCGTTCGAACGGCTCTCCGTGCCGCGCCCCACGCGTGCGCGGCGCGACCGTCTGCCAGGCCCACGGCGGTCTGGCGCCGCAGGTGATCGCGGCCGCCAGGCGCCGCCTGCTCATGCTCATCGATCCCGCGCTCGGCGTGCTCGCCCGCGCCGTTCGCAAGCGTACCTCGAAGTGGTGGGAACCCGGCCCCGTCGAGATCGCGGCGGTGCGCGAGATCATGCGCCTCGCGGGCTTCAGCGTCACCGATGAGGCCGGCGAAGATCACAACACCGTGCTCTGGGAGGAGTTCATCCAGATCCACAGGCGCGTGACGACGAAGAACGCGAATGTCAACCCGGACCATGCGCACCTGACAATTGAAGCCGAAGCCGTGGCGGTGAAGTGAAATGCCCAATGGATACGATCCAGCCTGTGCCGATCTGGCCAGGCATTTTCTGCCCGATGATGCGACACCGGAAGACATCGCCGAACTGGCGCAGTCAATCCAGGATCACATCGAAGACGTTCTGGCGGCGGAGTAATGACGCGGGCGGCGAAATACTCCCTCGCCGTCCGGCTCTGGGATTTCGCCGTCTTGCACGCGCGTCAATCGAATCATAAACATACGGGCGAAAACCCTAAAATTGCTGGGAAAAAGGGCGCCTGGCGGCGCTGGCAGCGCGAGAAGTGTATTATTTCGCTCATGCCGATGGTCGAGAGAATCGCGCGCGATGTGCGCCCCATGTTCGCTGCTCATATAGAGTTGGACGACCTCACGCAGGCCGGTCATCTCGGCCTCGTGCGCGCGGCGGCGGTGTTCGATCCCGCGAAGGCCAGCGCCGTTGGCTTCGAATCGTTCGCCTACTTCCGCGTGCGTGGCGCGATCATCGACTCGCAGAAGCGCAGAGCGTACCGCGAGGAAGCGAACGTATCGCTGCAGGCGCTGCGCAGCGAGGACGGCTGGCTTCCGCCGGCGCTCGATCGCGATCCCGGTCCGTTGCCCGATCACATGGTGGAGTGCGAGCAGATCCGCGGAATGCTGACGGCGGCGCTCGACGAACTGCCCGACGTGGAGCGGCGCGTGCTGCGCGCCCAGCTCGCGGGCGAACCCGTTCGCGCCGTGGCGCGAGCGGTCGGCATGTCGCCGACGTGGACGCGGGCGAAGCTCGCCGAGGCGCGGGCGAAGGTGGAAACGCGGTTCTGGGAAGAAGGCGCGATTTGAGGACATTCGTTGCGATCGCGTGTCCCACGTGCGGGCAGGAGTCGTACATAAACGCCGCTGTACTCGACGGGCCGCCCCACCTCAATGTCAACCGCTGCCTGAAATGCTTCACGGAAGTTACGGTGGTGTCTCTCGGTCCGCTCGAAATCCGCGTTGTGGAGCCCGATGGTCCTGCAGGTTTGGGCGGTATCCTGTGACGCTCTCATCCATTCGCGAGGCGCTTCCGATCACAGGCAGGACCATCCTGGAAGTAACCTGCACCGACTGGGAGGAGGTTGTAGCCCGGTACCCGAATCCGGATGATCGCAAGAGCCGCATTTATCTGCACTTTGACGACGGGAGCACGGCGTCGTTCGTGGTGGGCGAGGGTGATCTCGCTTTCTCGTACGACGGCTATGCCGAGGACCATCCTTTCGAGCAGGACGCAGACGAATGACGCTCGCCGCGATGAAGCCCGAAGAGATCGCGCTCGTCTACCGCGAGTTCCGCGATCATCAGAGCTTCTGTCGAACTTCATTAACCGTGGAGACAGAGAGCAAGACGCTCGTGCCGATGGAGCTCGGCCCCGGCCAGCTCCGCCTGCGCGCGGCGATCCGCCGGCAGCGCGACCGCGGCGTGCCCGTGCGGCTCATCTACTTAAAGAGCCGGCGCATCCAGGCGACGACGGGCACGGCGGCCGAGTTCTTCCACGCGACCGCGTTCGACGCCGGCGTGCATACCGCGGTTCTCGCTCACGACGCGACCTCGACCGAGAACATCTTCAAGATTTACACGAGGTTTCAGCAGACCTATAAGCCGTTCGCCGGCGTGATCCGGCTGCCTAAGTCCGTCGTGCTGGCCGATCAGATCAGCTATGAACACGCCGGCGACCCGGAATCGTCGTTCATCATCGTCAAGACCGCGGGCTCGACGAACTTCGGGCGCTCATTCCGCCTGACGAACGTCCATTTCTCGGAGTTTCCGTACTACGAACGCCCGCTCGACACGCTCTCCGCGGTGATGGCGGCCGTGCCCAAGCTGCCCGACACCTGCGCCGTGATCGAAGGAACCGCGAAGACGATCGGCGACACGTTCCATCGCATGTGGCAGGCGGCGATGGACCCGACCGCAGAGGGCGAATGGGTCGGTCTGTTCATGGGCTGGTGGGAGCACGGCGCGAACCGGATGCCGATTCTGGATCCGGAGCAGTTCGGCAACAGCGTGACGAAGGACGAGCGCGAACTGATGGGGCGCTTTAACCTCGACTTCCCGCAGCTCGCCTGGCGCCGCTGGACGATTGCGAACGACTTCGTGGGCGACGTGACGCGCTTCATGCGCGAACACCCCGCGACGCCCGAAGAGGCGTTCACGGCCAGCTCGCGCAACCGCTTCAGCGTGCCGCACATTCAGCGGATGCCGATTCAGCGCGAGCCGGCGGCGGGCGAGCTGCAGTCGGAAATGGTCGGAACCGAGCGCCGTATCGTGTTCCTGCCGGGCGAGCGCGGCGCCGTGCGCATCTGGAAGCGGCCCGAGCGCGGCCGGCTGTACGCGATCGGCGCCGACTGCGCGCAGGGAATCGACGTGACGGAAGGCGACGGGCAGAGCGATCCGGATTACTCGGTCGCGCAGGTGCTGGACCGCGACACGGGCGAGCAGGTCGCTTGTCTGAGGGCAAGAATGATGCCCGGTGAAACGGGCAGGTATATCGCGGCCCTGGGGCAGTTCTATCACATGGCGCAGATCGCGGGCGAGATCAATCCGGGCGGCGGCGGCGTCTCGATGCTCGAAGCGATCATGAACGCGGACTATCCGCGCACGCTGCTCTACCATCGGCCTGTGGCGGCCGACCAGGACCCGCAGATCCGGAGCGACAAGCTCGGCTGGCAGACGGACGGCGTTTCGCGCGCGCTCCTTATATCGATGCTGGATGAATTGATCCGGCAGGACGCGATCGCGGTCCACGACCAGGTGACGCAGACCGAACTGCTGACATTTGTGATTCATAAGAACGGCAAAGCCGCCGCGCAATCGGGCACGCACGACGACACGGTGATCGCGCTCGCGCTCGCCTGCGTCGTCATCCTGCGCATGCCGCGGCCCGTCGCGCCGCGTCCGATCGCGCCGCCGGTAATGACGCGCTACGGCGTGCCGCCGCCGAATCCGGACGACCGCCGGCGCGGGGGAACGGTGAGGGTGCGATGACCGAGTTCACATGGCCCGCGAAGACCGCGCCGGCGCCCGCGGCGCTCGAATACGCGATTGTTCAGATGGCCGACATTCCCGAGTCGTGGCTGAACCAGAAGGCCGCGGAGGGGTGGACGCTGGAATCTGTGACGCCGCACAGTAACGGTTTCCTCGTTATTCTGAACAGACCGCGACCGGCGGCGACGGAGACGACGAACGCATGAGCGATGTAACCTGCCGCGTTTGCGGCTGCACCGACGACCACGCCTGTAACCCGCCCTGCGCGTGGTTCGAGCCGACGCTTTGCACGACCTGCGCGCTGGCGGCTGAGGTGATCGGCGCGTGGACGGACGCCGCCGTAACGCCGTCGCTCACGAACCTTTTGAACGAAGCGGGTGTCGAAATTAGCGTGCTCGACCGTAACGTTGCATGGTCGCCTCAACGCGCTTTGGCGGGAACGAAGACGAACGCATGACGCTCGACGCGATCGAGACGTTCGTGCTGCGCGCCGCGCTCGCCGACTGGCTGCGCGCGGTCGCGGCGCCGAACAAGCTGCACGTTTGCGCCCGGCGCATCTACGCGGACCTGCTCATCGCCGGCAGGCTCGACACGCTCGACGTCGCGCTCGACGCAGACGATCTGCACTCGCTCGCGGTCATGATGCACACCTACGCGCCGCGGCCTATGCCCCCTTCAATGCGGATGGAACTCGCCGCGCTGCGGGGGCGCATCGAGGACGCCGAACGCGCCGCGGCGCCGGCGGCGACAGCGAAGCCATGAGCAACCAGGGTGGTTCAGAGGCCGCTACAGACTGATTGTCGCCATGAGCCAGCGTATCCGCTTCACGAAACGGTATGCTTTGCGTGGTCAGCACCGGATTACTGCATACATTTGCCGTCCGCCAGATGCAACCAGCAAGGGCCTCATCTGATTGACGACTGTGGAGAGTTTGAGCATGAGCGATGAGAACCTGCCAAAAAAAAAGTATCAGCGTCGGCTGCTGGGCTACGTCAGCTATCAACCGGATGAAACCTACCGACGAATTGCGACGGAGCGGACGAGGGGCATCGTGCGGGGATGGAGCGCCGCACTTCCGTGGGAGCCGGTTAATCTGACAGTCCTGGCAGAGTCCTGTTACTTACAAGGCCTCAGTGACATGGCCGACGCCGCCGTAAAGAACGGATGGACTCCGCCGGCGCCGCCGGCGAAAACCGGTGTAGACTGACGGCATCGGGCGACGGCAGTTAATGCCATTGCTGTTCTCGCTTGTGAATCGAACGCGGCGCGGACGCTCCTTTTTAAACCTTTTCCTCCGCAGAGCGATTCGCGCCGCGTCGTCGAACGCAGTCGTATGGCCTCCGCCGCGCGCAAACCCGTCCCTGTCCTCGAACCCGTCATCCCCCCCAACCTGGTCGATACCTTTGGCGATTTGGCGAAGCTGCGCGAGGACTTCGCGCCCACCGAGCGCAAATATCAGCACGCGCTCGCCGGGCTCAGGGAGCTGGTCGCCGAGGCCGACGACGCCACCGCGTTCAGCGCGCGCGGCGAGCGCTACACGCTGCAAATCTCGGCGCGCGGCATGGAGGCGAAGCCTAACGTGTGGAAGGTGCGGAAGCTGCTCACGAAGACCGCGTTTATGAAGGTTGTCACGATCACGAAGACCGCGCTCGAAAAGTTGCTGCTCAAGGGGCAGATCGAGGCGGCGTGCGACGTGACACAGACCGGAAGCCGGAAGTTTGAAGCGGTCCCGCTGGCCGCCGCGCAGGTCGTTCGCGCGCCCGCGGCCCGCGCCGGCGACGCGCCGCGGCTGAAGAAGGAACGCGCTTAAATTACATCCGCCGCGTCCCGGCACTGCGTACACAACGCCACGCCTCCCGCATGATCCAGCTTTCCGAAGGTCTGAACCTGGTGGCCGCATTCGAGAGTACAGGTGTTTCCCGATCTGGTGCCGGGAATCGGTCTTGTTTTAACAATGCGCTTGTGAAATGCCGAGTCGCGCGGCCCTTCGTCCGGTTCCAGATAGGCGCCGCCGCCCAGATCAATTTTCAAAGCGGGTCGATCCCCTCGTCGAGCGCGTTCATCAGCCACGCGTCGATGTCGGCGACGGTCACGACGCGCGCCGCCGTCTCGCGCAGCGCCTGCAGCCGCGCCCGCGCCGCGTCGTCGGCGTCCGGGTTCATGTCCCACACGCCCGACGAGATCCACTGAAACAGATACGCCTTCAGTACCGCGATCTGGCGCAGCGTGAGCGAGGACGGATCGGTCAGGTAGGCTTCGACGGCGGGCTTCAGTTCGTTGCCCGTCTCGTGCATCCAGTAGCCCGGTGGAATCCAGGTTCGCAACTCGGTTGTGGCGTGCCTCAAAAGGGAGATTCTAGCGCGTTTGGGGCGAATAACGCAGTGTGACTCCTACGATGAACGGGGCTCCTCCGAACGCGGCTCCCGCGCCGGCGCCCGCCGCGCCCGAACCGCCCGCGCCCGCGCCGCAGAAGAAGCAGGGCCAGAAGTCGTTTCAACTCAAATGGCCGGAAGCCGAAGTCTCGCGTATCGCGTCGCGGATCCAGTCCGACTACCGGAACGCGATCTCCGACCACGACCGCCGCATGCGGCGATTCGTTGAGTTCTACCGGCGCTGGCGCTGCGCGGTGGACGCGCCGCTGATGGGCGAAGAAGACACGTCGAACCTGCCCGTTCCGTACTGCCGCTGGAACGTGTTCACCAAATGGGCGAAGGAGATGGACGGTCTTTTCGGCGACGACGCCGAGATCGTCGCGGTCCCGGTCGGCCCGTCCGACTACCGCAAAGACAAGAAAATCTCGCGTTACATGACGTGGCGCGTGTTCAATTCGATGAAGCTTCTGAGCCCGTTCTGCGTGTTTGTGCTCCGCAAACTGATCTTCGGCAAGTCGATCGCATACTCGCCGTGGAAGCGCGACACCTACGAAGTCGCCGGCAAAACCGTCGTCGATTACGAAGGTCCGGAATTCACGCCATTGTGGCCGGACGATTTCATTGTGCCGGCCGAAGACGCAGAAACGCTGCACGATTTCTCCTTCGTCATGAGGCGCGTTCGCGTCACGCCCGATCAACTCCTCGCGGGCGAAGCCGAAGGCCGCTATCAGGGCATCACCGACAACTGGGACACCATCGTGAACCTCGCGCAGCACGGCACGCAGCGCGAATCGCAGGGCGAAGAAGTCAAGCGCGAGAAGGACGACGCCGAAGGCGTAATTTACGAACGTCCGATGTCGTCGGGCGAATGGGTCACGATGCTCGAATGGTACGGGCGCTGGCGTCCGCTCAAGGGCTCGATCGACGCCGGCGAGTGGGATTTTAAACGCCGCGAGATGCGTCAGAAGGAATTCGTCGTCCGCTACATCATCGACCTGAACCTCGTTATCGGCGTGCAATCGCTCGAAGACCTGTACCCGACGATGCGCCATCGCAGGCCGTTCGTCGAGTCGTCGATGTGCAAGGACGGCACCTACTGGTCGCCCGGCATGTGCGAGATGCTGATCGACCTCGAAGACGAGCTGAAGGTCAACCACAACCTCGGCACCGAAGGCGCGCAACTCGCGACGAGCCCGCCGGTCGGCTACCGTCCCGCGTCGGGCGTCACGCCGGAAACGATCGTTCTCAAGCCGGGCCTCGGCATCCCGCTCGACAATCCGCAGACCGACATCGTTCAGCTCCAGTACCGCGTGAATCTGGAAGCGCTGACGTGGAAAGAGCAGAGCGTGCTCGCGTACGGCGAAAAGCTGACGGGACTCTCGGACCTGCAGCTCGGCCGGCAGTCCGACCGCCCGAACGCGCCGCGCACGGCGACGCAGACCGTGAAACTGCTGGAAGAGGGAAACGTGCGCATCTCGCTCGACACGAAGGTGTTGCGCGAGGACATGGCGCTCGTGCTCGCGCACTTCTGGGAACTGGAATATATGTTCTCGCCCGAGCAGACGTTCTTTCGCGTCACGGAAGAGGACGCGGACGGGCTTTTCGAGACGAACAACGGCGCCGCGGCGATCACGATGGAGGACCGCGACGGGCGTTACGACTTCCGGCTGGAGTTCGCCGGAAGCGTGTGGTCGAAGGAAGTGAAAAAGGAGCAGGCGCTGGCCCGCTACCAGCTCGACCTGCAGAACCCGCTCATCGTTCAAAACCCGCGCGCGCTGTGGAGCGTGACGAACGACGCGCACGAGGCGCTGGGCGATCCGAACTTCTCCGATCTGGTGCCCGAGCCGGCGGCGCCGGATATCCCGATCGACCCGCGCGAGGAGTGGACGCGGATGCAGGAGGGCGAAGACGTTCACGTCAACCCGATGGATAACGATCAGGTGCACATGATCCGGCACTTTAAAGACTTCCAGCAGTCGCAGGCCGACCCGAACCGCGACCCGGAAGCCGAGCGCGCGCTGCACTCGCACTACCTTAATCACTTGGCCCAATTACAGAGCAAAAAGCTCCAGCAAGCAGTTATCGAACAGGTGATGAATGCGGCAGCACAGAGCAGCGGTGGAGATCCGCTCAAATTTTTGCATGGGCTTTGGGGAAACCCGCCGTCCCAACCTCCAGGCAACCCGCAGGCTACCGGGCCAAACATCTACAGCGGTCACCAGGCGAACGAATCGCTGCACGGCGCGTCATAAGCCCCGCGTCGAATAGAACGTCATGGCAAAAGCAACTCCCTCTTTTAACGCGATGGTCGCGGCGCGCGGCGGCGCCGGCGTAACGTCGGCGAAGAAAACGCCAAAGGCGGGTCCGATGAAACCCGCGCCGAAGGGCGGGAAATATTGAGCACCGCCGAGCCTCTTTCGGAAGACCTGCTGCAGATCGTCATCGACCGGCTGCAGGAGTCGGGCGAGTCGGACATCGCGCTCGGCCACGTCGAAGAAGCGCTCCGCCAGCTCCGTAAACGACCGCGCCCGCCGATTGTGGACGACGCGGACGACGAATAGCGTGCAAAGCCGGACGATCCCGACCGCCGATCCGCTCGACGCGCTCGACCGCGAACGCTTCGAGGACATGCTCAAATCCCCGCCGTTTGCGATCCTCGCGGCGCGTATCGCGGCCGAGCTGGAGCGCTACCGCGGCGAGTGCGAGAAGCGCGACGGGGTAGAGCTGCATCGCTCGCAGGGCGCGGCGGCGGCGCTGCGCATGGTGCGCGACCTTCCCTTCCAGATCCTGAAGCAGATGAACAAACCACCGGGATAAGTCGAATCCGGAGGCATGGACCATTTCATCCTCCTTTCCGAGTACTCGGTCAATCACGACATGGTGCAGTTTGCGCACTTCGCCGCGGACGGCAGCGTCACGCTCCACATGGGCGCGAACATGCTCACGTTCACGGGCGACGATGCGGCAACGCTGAAAACGGCGTTCGGACGCGACACGCCGCCGGCGGCTGACGAGTTAGAGACGGTGCAGGCGTCGAGCAAACGCCGGCGGTGAACGTCCCCAACCTGATCGCGGTGCGCTGCGCGTACTGCTCGAAGTTCCGCGTCGCGTCACGCGTTCACCGGCTCGCGGGGCACGCCCAGGCGATCTGCGACCACTGCTGGGAATGGCATAACCGGGCGCTCGAATTTCTGGCCGGCGGCCAGCCGCCCGGCTGCCAGGCGTGCGACGCGACGTGGGAAACGCTGCGCGATCGCGCCGCGGGCGACAAGGTGCGGCTTTACTGCGTTCCCCGTGACGGGATTTACCAACTCCTCTGCGCCGAGTGCGTGCGGCCCTATATCGGCAAGCGGCGCGACCTGTACAAAGACACGGCATTTGGGGCCGCGCTGCGCATGTAGGCGCGAAATGTCGAAATCAACCGCTGACGTCTATGCCTGAAGAAACCACACAGACAGAAGCTTCTCCCAAAGAAGCAGCGCCGTCCCCCGAACTGACGGCGCTCCAGCAGCAGATCAACGACCTGAAGGAACAGGTCGCCGAATCCAACCGCACCGCGCAGTTCTGGGCGGAGAAAGCCCGTCAGCCGGCGCCCGCCGCGCCCGCCGCCGCAGATCCGGATCCGGAAGACGACACCGACGTGCTCGAAGCGATCACGACCGGCGGCGTGAAAGGCTTCGACACGCTGGCGGCGAAACGCGGCTACGTAAAGCGCGACGAAGTGGAAAACCTCATCAACCAGCGGGCGACGGTCCTGACGCGCGAGCAGCAGCTTATCGAGGAGTATCCGGACCTGAAGAAGAAGGATTCCGAGTTCTTCAGGGCAACCGCGGTCAATTACGGCTCGCTCGTGCGCTCGGGCACGCCGGCGCCGATCGCGATGGAGCTGGCCGCCAAACAAACCGAACTGGAATTCCTGCGGAGCGGAAAGATGAAGATCCCGGCAGAAGCGGAAAAGGAACGCAAAGAGGCCGATCGGCTGGCGCGCGTGGCGGCGCAGTCGGGCGAGAACGGACGCGGCCGTCCCGCGCCCGGCTCGGACGACGACGGCGAGCTGACGCCCCAGCAGAAGCACATCGCCGACGCGATGGGCATCACCCACGAGGCCTACGCGAAGCGCGCCAAAGCGGGCGTCGCAATACGAGGGAACAGGTAAGAAAAGATGAGCAGCAAGCGCAAACCGCCGATCGACCCGGCCGAGGTCGCGAATAAGCGCATCCTCGCCGACCGCCAGGCGCGCATCGACGCGCAGAAGACCGAAGAAGCGCTCGCGACCGATCTTGGGCTCGACATCAAGCCGGAACCATCGCAGTCGGACGATCCCGTCGAATTCCTGCGCGACGAGTTCGACCGCAAGACCTTCGGCGAAGCCTTCCCCACGTTTACGCGCATCGTATACGGACCCGATCCGCTGCTGACCAATTGCCCCGAAATCAAAGACCGCATCGAAGCGATGGGGCTCGAACGCTATGCGCAGATCACGGCCGAAACGATTCTCCAGAAGGGCGAAAAAGCCGTGCCCAATCCCTTTATGCAGAAGGGCCTGCGCAACGCGATCGCAAAGTTCGGCGCGCAGAAGGTCGCCGACGCGTTCGCCAAGCGCATCCTGCAGATTCCGGTCCACACCGTCGAAGTCGAAGCCGACCGATCGGACGCGATGATCTTCGCGCAGCCGATGGAGGAAGCCGTCCAGATGTACGGCACGCCCGGTATGCGCGCCAAGTTCCTCTCGGAACGCTGCATCGGCGTGCTCGGCATGCGCGGCTACCAGATCGTGAAAGACAAGAAGGGCGATCCGGTCAAAGTCGGCACGCTCATCATGGGCGAGATTCCGATCCGCATGGCCGAAGCCCGCCAGCGTCACTTTGCGCAGGAATCGGAAAACGCGGTCGCAGAAGCCGAGGAGGCGTTCGAGAACGCGTCCGAGCGCGCGATGCGCGACGCGGGCGGCGCCCCCGGCGTTTCCGTGCTGCGCGATCGCGACAACGTAACGGCGTCGGCGTCGGAAAACGAATCGCTGGTCGGACGTTCGCGAGAAACCGGATTCAAAGTCGAAAGGCAAAGGTAGGAGCAAGTATGGCCAATCCAAATACACCCTTCGGGTTCCGTCCCATCATCCGCGCGGGCGGTGCGCCGTTCAGCGTTACGCAGTACGCCAAACCGGCGACGGACGGGAACGCGCTTTTCCATTTCGACATGGTGCTGAAGGTTGCGGCCGCTGTTGCGCTGCCCGAAGCCCCGGCCTATAACGTGCCGGGCATTCAGACCGGCTACCAGGGCACGCCCGGCACGACGCTCTGGCTCGGATCGTCGATCGGCTACGGCGCGATCTCGACGGCCTCCATGCACTCTGTCTCTGACGAAATCGACTGCGTGTTCAACGCGCAGGTCAAGACCGGCGTCGTCGTCACGACCGCGGCGCACGTCGGCAAAAACTCGAATATCTCGCTGACGCAGACCGGCAACACGCTAACGAAGATGTCGCGCATGGCGGTCGATATCGCGATCGCGGCGACCGCGGGGCTCGACCTTCGGTTGCGCGCGGTGTCCATGATCTCGCCCAACCTCGAAGGCGACTCGGCCATCGTCGAAGTCACGATTAACAAGCACTTCTCTGCCCAGGCAACGGCAGGCGTCTAAGAAAGGCATCTGAGAGGAAACCATGTTCATTCGCACACTTTTCCCCGATCTCTATCTGCAGTCGATGCTGCCGGCGATCGATGAAGTCGTTATGACCAAATACTCCGAGTTCCCCGAGGAATTCTCGGAAGTCTTCCGCATGGAAACGTCGTCGCGCTCGATCGAGCAGACGACGGAAGTGACGGGCTTCGGGCAGATGTCCGTCGTGCCCGAAGGCGGCGACACGCGATACGACGAAGCCCTGCCGGGCTTCAACCGGACTTATGTTCACGCGCAGTACTCGCTCGGCTTTCGCGTCACGAAAGTCGCAATGGATGACGACAAATACGGCGTGGTGCGCAAGCTCTCGACCGAGCTGGGCCGCTCGGCCAAGGAAACGCGCGAAGTTCTGGCGGCGAACGTGTTCAATACCGGCTTTACGTCGGCGACGGGGCCGGACGGCGTGGCGCTGTTCTCGACCGCGCATCCGCTGATCGGCGGCGGCACGCAGTCGAATAAGCTCTCGTACGCGTCGGACCCCGACGTGACTTCGATGCAGCTCATGCTGACGCTGATGCGCACGACCGTCGATCATCGCGGCAAGAAGATCCGCATCCCCCCGCGGAAAGCAATCTTCCCGCCGGCGCTCGAATTTATCGGCGCCGAGCTGCTGGGTGGCGTGGATCGTCCGGACACCGCGAACCGCGCCATTAACGCGTTCCGGCGCCGCTCGGGAATGCCCAGCTTTGACACATGGGTTGTCTGGGATTATCTCAGCGATCCCGATGCCTGGTTCATTGAGGGCAACGTCGGCGACACTGAATTGCGCTGGTACAACCGCGAGGCGTTCAACACGGTCCACGACCTCGACTTCGATTCGCGGTCGGTGAAGACGGCCGGGTGGCAAAGAATGAGTTGCGGCTATAACGGCTTCTATGGAATTGCCGGAGCACCCTCCAGCTAGGAGACGATCATGCCTGTAGCGACATCGAATCAGCCTTCCCGCTTCAAACAGGTCGAGATCGTTCCGCGCGGCGCGGGCGCGGCGGGCCACGAACCGACGATCGGCTCGGGCGGCGTCGTACCGCTGCGCATCGTCATCCCCGCCACCCAGACCGCCAACGCGATCGAAGTCGTAAGCGCGGCGGGCGTGCTCATCTTCAAAGTCGGGCCGAACGGCGGCACGGTGATAACCGCCGTCACCGCCTCGGGCGCGATCCCGGTACGGCCTTCCGGCACCTACACCATCACCAACGCCGGCATTACCGCGCTCACGCTGGCGGCGCCCGTCGCGGGCGCGGACGACGGCGTGACGCTGACGATCCAGTCGGCGACCGCGTTCGCGCATACGCTCACCGCGACCGGACTGCTGCAGACCGGATCCGCTTCGGTCAACGTGGCGACGTTCGCGGCCTTCGCCGGCGCCAACGTGCGGCTGCGCGCGTATGCCGGCAAATGGATGGTGGAGTCGTCGGTCGGGATTACCTTCTCCTAGAATGAACGACGCCAAGACAAGACGGATATTGCTGCCGGCCGTAGCGCGCACCGCGACGACGGTGTGTCTGGCGCAGAAAGACGCGTCCCAGCAATTCGCGCGTGTTTACCTGAATGTCACCGTGGCGGGCGCGAGTCTGAAGGTGTTTTTTCGCGGCTACGACGTGCCCGGCGGCACGCCTGCCGTTCTCAACACGGGCGGCGCGGGAGTGACGGCGATCGGGATGTCGGTTTTTGAGTTGATGCCGAACGGCGCCGTGGCCGCGGGCGATGTTAAGGAAACGGTGGGCCGGATACTCCCGTGCATCTGGGACATTCAGGTGCAGCACGCCGACGCGACGACGACGACGTATTCGCTGACCTGCGAAGTATTTCCTGTGGGGTGATCCTATGGCGCTCTCTGTACATTTCGTGCTGATGCTCATTGCCGCGATTTGCCTGTTCGCGGCGGCCATCGGAAGGCCGACGACGCCCCCGATCTCGCTCGGCTGGCTCGGGATGTTCTTCTGGGCCCTGGACCTTCTGACTTCCGGCGTCGTCCGCTGATCCTATGCCAAGTTGGGGCGAACTGCGTTTGAATTTGCAAACCCAGTTCCCCGAAGTGTCGCTCGACATCATTGACAGCGCTCTCCGGGAAAGGTATTCGACCGTCCTCAGCGCGACCGACTGGACCGGGCTCGAAGGGCACGCGTCGATCCAGACGACGGCGGCGTACCAATCCACCACCGACACGGTGACGCTCACGGTAGGCGCGCGTACCGTGTTCGGCATCGGAACGGCGTGGACGGCGCCGAACGTGACCGGAATGCGTTTCTACCGCCCCGGCGACACGGTGAACTACCTCGCGACGTGGATCTCGGCGACAGCACTCGCACTTGACCGCCCCTACGAGGGCAACGGCTCGGACGCGGCGGGCGCGCTGCTTACGGCGTGCCCGTACGTGTTCATGCAAAATCTCTACCCTTTGCCTGATGACGCGCGCTCGATTCGCACGGTTGAGAACCCGATCACCGGCCTGCCCATGAAGCCGTTCTCGGAGCTGGGGCTCGACCGCTCGGCGGGGCAGCGTACGCTCGTCGGCTACCCGCACGCGTGGGCCGAATACGACGACACGCCGGAAACGGACCCGCCCGTGCTCCACCAGGTCGAGCTTTTCCCGCCGCCGTTGCAGGCGCGCGGATTTCCGCTGTACTACCTGCGGAATCCGCGGGTTTTCAACGGTGAGAACACGTCGGACGCGCCGCTGCCGTTCGTGACCGCTACGGTCTTGCTGGCGGGGGCGCGCGCCGATATCGCCACGTATCGGGAAAGAATGGCGCAGGCCGTCAAGTACGAAACCGCGTTCGAGAAGGAATTGGCGCGGATGTTATTGCTCGAACACGCCCAAAAGCGCGTGAAAACCTCGGTCCATATGGACCCGCGTTATACGCGCCACCGGCTCGCGCGCGCCTCGCGCGGCCAGTACTCCACCTGGAGAGGCGGGCAACCGGGAGGCCCCTCCTGACCCTCGGCGCGATGTGCGACGTCGCAAGCGCAAAGCTGAACGAAGCGTTTCCCGCGGGACCAACCTTCTACCCTACGGTCGAATGCGTGGCCGCGATCAACGAGGCGCAGCGCATGTTCTGCCTGCTGACGCTGATCCTCGAAACGACGACTGCGTGGGACGTTCCGCCGGCGACGACGTTCTTCCGCATGCTGCAACTGACCGGCCCCGCGCCCGTGATCGGCATCGTGAGCGTCGCGGGCACGGCCGTGACGTGGACCGCGGGCCAGCAATTCGAGGTGGAAGCGTGGCTCCCCGGCATCACAATCCTGCTGAATGGTGTCTCGCGCGTCATCGTGGACGTGGGAAGTCCGACCGATCTGACGATCGACACGCCCGCAGCGTCGGGCGTCGCGGGCTACGCGGTTCCTTCCGCTTACCCTCCGTCGCTCCTGTTCCCGGACTGGATCGTGCCGCTGCGCCTCACGGCGGCAAACGGCGCGAAGATCCGGCCCTCGCGGCTCGACGATCTCGTCTCGCTCGACGCGCAGTGGGTCGCGCAACCGGGCACGCCGTCACGCTACGTTCATCTGGGCGCGGATCTGCTCGCGCTCTACCGGCAACCCGCCCTCGCCGGCACGTCCGTAAACGTCACGTACGCGCGCTGTCCCGTGCCGCTGGTGCTCGATCTTCAAACTCCTGAGATTCCCG